AGTTCGTGCAGCGAACACAGGAACATTAAACGCAACAACATCGAATGTTGGCATACAAATCAAAAATTCAACAGACTATGAAACCAATCACTCATCTGGTTCAGGTAACGATGACTTCGTTGCTAAATGGCCAGGTACGTTAGGTAATTCTTTGGGTGTTTCTATTGCTGATGGTAACACTTTTTCTACATGGGCATTTGCTAATACTTTTGATTCAGCAGCAAACACATCACCGTATGTTGCAGACAGAAACGGAATTAATGATGAATTGCACATCGTGGTTTATGACACTGACGGAAATATTTCAGGTGCAGCGAATACAGTTTTGGAAAGATTCGGATATGTTTCGAAAGCCTCTGACGCTAAAAATTCCGATGGTTCAAGTAACTATTACAAAGATGTTATCAACGAGCGTTCAAAGTATGTTTGGTGGACAAAACATAACTCAGACGGAACAAACTGGGGCACAACAGCTGCAGGAAAAAGTTTTGATAGAATGACAGCATCTGATACCTTTGCATTAGCTGGCGGTACTTCAACTGCACCTTCTGTTGGTGATTTACAAAGAGCATATGATCTGTTTTCGAACGCTGACTCGGTGGATGTTTCACTTATTATGTCCGGACCAACAACAGGAAGTACATTGGTCAATCACCTTATTGGTATCGCAGAAAGTAGGAAAGATTGTTTGGTTTTTGTTTCACCACAAAGATCGGATGTTGTTGACAATTCAGGTTCGGAAACAACATCAATTCTTTCAACACGTTCAAATTATACATCATCGTCATATGTGGTGATGGATAGTGGATGGAAATATCAATATGATAAGTACAACGATGTATATCGTTGGATCCCATTGAACGGTGATATCGCCGGTCTTACAGTAAGAACTGATGTTGAACGTGATCCATGGTTCTCACCAGCTGGTTTCAATCGTGGTGTTATCAAAAATGTTGTTAAATTGGCCTGGAATCCAAGCCAATCTAGTCGTGATTCTCTGTACAAAGTAGGTGTCAATCCTGTGGTTACATTCCCAGGAGAAGGTACAGTCTTGTATGGTGATAAGACACTGTTGTCCAGACCTAGTGCATTTGATAGAATCAACGTTCGCAGACTCTTTATTGTTCTAGAGAAATCTATTGCTAAAGCTGCACGTTCGAGTATGTTTGAGTTTAATGATGAATTTACTCGAGCTCAATTTGTTAACTTGGTTGAACCTTTCCTTCGTGAAGTTCAGGGTCGCCGTGGTATCTTTGATTTCCGTGTTGTATGTGATAATACAAATAACACACCAGAAATTATCGACCGTAATGAATTCGTAGGTGATATCTATATCAAACCATCCCGTTCAATTAACTTCATTCAACTTAACTTCATTGCTGTACGCACAGGTGTTTCGTTCCAAGAAGTTGTTGGGCAGTTCTAATAAATAAGAGAGAGGAGATAAGAAAATGGCATTTAATGTAAATGAATTCCGATCTCAAATGCAAGGAGATGGCGCTCGCCCAAATTTATTTGAGGTGAGTATGCCGTTTCCTGCTTTTGCGTTACCAGGAAATGCTCAAACTAAAATGAGTTTCATGTGTAAGACAGCACAGTTACCAGGATCATCAGTAGGTTCTGTTCCCGTCCAATACTTTGGTCGTGAACTGAAATTTGCAGGTAACCGAACGTTCGCAGATTGGACCGTGTCTGTTATTAATGATGAAGACTTTGTTATCCGTAATGCATTCGAAAGATGGATGAACGGTATCAACAGTCATGCTGGCAACTTAAGAAATGCAGCTGCAGCAACATCATTGGGTTATACTGTAGACTCTGAAGTTAGACAATATGGTAAACAAGGTGATGTATTGAAACGTTATAAATTTATCGGTGTTTTCCCAACTGATTTGTCACCAATCGATGTAGATTGGGGTTCAAATGATTCTATTGAAGAATTTACAGTTTCACTCACTTACCAGTGGTGGGAATCTACTGAGGATAGCGTAGCATAAGTAAAGGTGGAAGAGAAATCTTCCACCATACTTTTTATAATGAAAAAAGGATAAACCAGTGGCATCAATAAAACTATTCGGATTTACGATAGGTAATAAGGATATTGTTCAGAACGAAAAACCTGAACAGGCCTCCTTTACACTCCCGACCGCAGCGCTAGATGATGGTGCAGTAACCATCACACAGAATGCACATTACGGAACATATGTTGACCTAGAAGGTTCGGTACGTAATGAGTTGGAACTAATTACTCGTTACAGAGAAATGGCAAATCATCCTGAATGTGATATGGCAATCATGGAAATTGTTGATGAAGCTATCACACATTCCAAAGATAATAAAGTTGTTGATATTGTTTTAGACAAACTCAAACAGCCAGAAAGAATCAAGAAATTAATTACTGAAGAATTCGGTAATGTGTTGCGTATGTTAAATTTCCAGAATTTAGGTGGAGATATTTTCAGACGTTGGTATATCGATGGCAGAATGTATTTCCAAGTTCTAGTAAACGATAAAAATCCCAAAGAAGGCATTCAAGAACTACGATACACCGATCCCAGAAAGATCAGGAAAGTACGAGAGATTAAAAAAGGAAGAGATCCTAAAACTGGCGCAGAAATTATTCTCTCGATTGCTGAATACTATGTGTTCAATGATCGTGGAACAGTTACTCAAACATATACAGCCGGCACCAATCAAGGTCTTAAGATTGCACCGGACTCTATACTTAACGTAAACTCCGGTTTAATGGATGCAAAGAACACCTTTGTTATTTCATATCTCCATAAGGCAATCAAAGCACTCAATCAGTTAAGAATGATTGAAGATGCTGTGGTTATCTATAGATTATCAAGAGCTCCTGAACGCAGAATTTTTTATATTGACGTTGGCAATTTACCTAAAGGTAAGGCCGAACAATATATGCGTGACATCATGATTAAATACCGCAATAAAATGGTATATGATGCAAACACCGGTGAACTCAGAGATGATAGAAAACACCTCTCAATGCTTGAAGACTTCTGGTTACCTAGAAGAGAAGGCGGCAAGGGAACAGAAATCACCACTTTGCCAGCAGGACAGAACCTAGGCCAGATGGATGACGTTTTATACTTCCAGAAGAAACTATTACAGTCTATGAGTGTTCCATACTCCAGACTCGAACCACAAGGTGGTGGAATGGTTGGAATTGGTCGTTCAACTGAAGTTACAAGAGATGAACTGAAGTTTAATAAATTTATCGAGAAACTCAGAAACAAATTCTCACAAATTTTCGATGATGCACTAAAGATACAATTATCATTGAAGGGTATTTGTACCGTTGAAGAATGGGAAGAATTTAAAGAATACATCACATACGATTTCAAGAAAGATAACAACTTTACCGAAATGCGTGAAGCTGAATTATTGAGAGAAAGATTAAGTACTCTTAACATGGTCGATCCATATGTCGGTAGATATTTTTCAGCTGAATGGGTTAAGAAAAATGTTCTTAGATTTACTGATGAAGAAATCGAAGCACTTGATAAACAAATTGAATCTGAACCAGAAAGAGTGGATCCTAATCAACCGCAAGAACAAGTTGATCCGGAACAGTATCAACCAGAAGATAATACCGTAGATAACACATCAAACGAGTCACAGACTCCTGAATTAGATAATGCGGTAGATCGATATTCAAACGTACTAAATAAAAAATAGAGGTGTAAATTATGGAACAAGTAAGAAATTTTATTGATTTGGTAGCACAGGGAAATAACATTGATGCAAAATCCACACTTGAGGATTTAATTTCTTCAAGAGCTTTTGATTCTTTGGAATCAAAAAAGAGAGAGATGGCATCATCACTTTTCTCATCAGACGAACAAACGGACTCACAAGAATAGTAAGATGAAATCATTAGACGAATTTAAATCTAAATTGACTGAAGAAGAGAAGAAAGATTTCTCTAAATTTGATGCATTGGTACGAGCAGGTCTGGCAAATAAAGCACAGATCACTCGTCTGCATCAAATTCTGGATAAGATGGGTGAAGAACGTCCAGTATTTAATAATGCTGACCGTATGATCATGCAAAATCTTTTTAACAAAATGATAGATTTGATTTCTAATAATAAACAAATTTTTCAACAAACTAGAAGAGCGGTAAGAGAAGAAGTTGAACTTGATGAAGGCATCAAAGACACTTCAGATTACAAACTATCCCCTTCAGGGCGAAAAGTTAAAGCTCACAGATTTAAAGTCGGTGATGATCTTGAAATGGATCAAGAAGACAAAAGAGATATCAATGAAGAAATAACCAAAGGTCTTCCTCCTTTTGCTTTAGTTCTGAAAAGAAAAGCAATTCGACAGTATCCAAACAACACAATGGTTGCTCTTTACTGGAGCGACAAGTTAAAAAGATACTTTAGTGTACCCTTTGAAGAAGATAGTGGCAAAATTACTGGCATCATACAATCAGAAGAAGTTGAACCATTGGAAGAAATGGTTCTCGATTCTCTGAAGAAAATCGTACAAGGTAAACAGGCATCTTCGGTTAAGTTTGACTCCGGACATACAAGAAAAATTGATCACTTTACGGCTTCGGCTATCGTAAATATTCACGGTGCTTTAAATGATGAAAACAAAAAAAAGTTTGCAACAATGATTCAAAAATCACCTGAACATTTTGCTAAAGCTTCCGATTTTGCATTTAAGCAACACAAATGAAAATCATAGATTTAATTATAGAAAATAAACTCTCTGAAGCCAAAGATATCATCAGAGAGAAGTTAGATATAATTCTACAAAGTAGATTGGAAGAAGTTAAAAAATATGTCGCAGAAAGAACTTATGTTGAATCTGAAGAAGAGTTGACCGAAGCGGTAAGAAAATCAACCAACATCGTAAAGATGGGACGTATCAAAAGAATACGTAGAAGAATTCGCAGAAACAAAAAAGGTAAGATCGTTGTTCAAAGAAATAGAGTAAAGTCTGCTGTAAAAGGTTACCGTGTACAAGGCAACCAACTTAAAAGAATTACAGCAACACAAAGAATTAACAAAACAAGAAAGTTAAAAAGATATTGGAAAGCAAAAGGTCGTGCAAGATTACAGAGAACTCTTTTAAAGAGAAAAATGTCTATGCGCCGCCGACAATCTATGGGGATACGATAAATGGCATACGAAGTTAGCAACTCAAGAAGAGGCAGCTCAATCATTAGATGTGAAGGTGCTGCTACATATACTATACCTTTGACACAATTATCGGCAAATACCTCACTAGAGAATGTCGATAGTGCTTCTATTAAAAGAATTGCATGGTCGACAGGTGGTACAGTAACGATTGGTAGAGGTGCGACACCTA